GTCGAACCCAACGGGCCGGTGCCAGAAATGGTGCCGGCTTTTGGTTTTGGGGCCGAACCCGATCGGCACCTACTCGACGGGCTAGCAAACCAATCCACTCTCAAATAGCTTTGAGACATGGCTAATCCCCCCTCAGAGCCCGCAGACGGGGCCAATTCTGCGGCCGCCTCGGTCAAGCCGGCCCGCAAAAAACCGGGTGCGAAACCTGGCCAACGCTTCGGCGGCCGGGCGAAGGGCACGAAGAACAAGCGCACGCTCGAGCGGGAAAGACTGGCGGCGCTTGGGATCGAGCGCGCTCACATTCTCGAAGAGGCGCGGGCCGCCGGCGCTTCAATCGAAGTCGCAGAAGCCAAGGCGACCGGCCGCAAGCTCATGAAGGACATCGCCTTTGAATTTGCGGCGATGTTTGCTGGCATAGCCGCATATCACCAGCCGATCCTGCAACAGGCGAAGAACCGCGATGGCTCGCTGGCATTCGACAAGAACGGCCGGCCTGTCATGGAGATGGGAAACCCGAACTATGACGAGGCAAAGTTCCTGAAATATGGCCAGTTGGCCACTCAGGTGGCGCTCGGCGCCGCGGCGTATGAAAGCCCGAAGCTGGCGGCGGTGCTGGTGCAGGCCGGCATGGTCAGCGAGATCAGCGTGACGGGCGGCCTCCCCGACGAGGAGGATGGCGGATTTTATCCGTCGGCGGACGCGCCTGCGGCCGAGGAGGCCGAGGTTGTGCCGGTTCAGATCCCGAAGGTCGTGAACGATTGACAATCTGCCATAAGACTGCCAAAACGCAGGCATGGATTTGTGTCCCGAATGCGGAGCGAACCGCGACATGGTCGGTTACCGCCATCGGTGCATCCCGAGTTCCGACGCGGCTAGGACCGCAACCCGAACGACGAAGCCCAGTCCAATGCCCCCCATCCCCCTGGCTTCGCCTGCCGCGTCGGAAGCTAATTCGAAGGCCAAGACCGCGAAGGCCAAGACCGGCCGGCCGCGCATCGGCACCGAATCACAAACTCTCGCGCATCAACAGCCTTGGCTTGCCGAGAATATGTCCGAACGAACATGGTATCGGCGCCAGAAGGAAAAGCGCGAATTGGCTGCGGGCGAAGGAAGATGGCCGTGAAAATCACCGATGCAATGTGCAAACGCGCGATTTCCTTCTGGGCGGCAGACCGCATCCAAGGCTTTTCAACGCCACACGATTCACCAAACGGCCTCAACAGAACGTGGGGTGCGCCGTACTATATTCGCGATGTGAGTCTGGCGCCCGATAAGCAGGAGATATGGCGCGGTGACAGCCAGGATGAAATGCTGGAACAGTGCGACATTGAAAAAATGCGCCTCGCTATCTCGGCTGCGCTCGCTAAGAAATAACCGATGCTCCAAACGCTCGCTCGGGCTCAGCCGACGAATCCGGTCCGTGCGGCGCTGGGGATTCCTCAGCCGGAACCGACCAAGGCGCGGGTCGTGCTGCCGACATTCCACCCGCGGCAGGTCGACCTATTTCGACTTCGGGGGAAACGCAAGGCGGCCCGCTGCGGAAGGCGGTGGGGCAAGAACGTCTTCGGCGAATCACTGGCTGTATCGGACAGCCTGAAAGGGCGCCTTGTCGCGTGGTGCGCGCCCGAGCACAAGCGCCTCGCCGAATCCTACAACGTCATCGCCCAAGCTATCGAGAGCGTGAAAAAACGTTCGTCTAAAACCGAGGGCATGATCGAGACCGTCACCGGCGGCAAAATCGAATTCTGGTCGCTTGAAGATGAAAACGCCTGCCGGTCCCGAAAATATCACCGCGTCATCATAGACGAATTCGGCTTTGCCAAAGAACAGGCCGTCGAGACATGGCAGCGATCGATCGAGCCGACGCTCCTCGATTATGACGGCTCCGCGATCATCATGTCGAATACGAACGGCATCGATCCGGCGAATCCGATGCGGGCGATTTGCCCCTATCTCGACAAAGGCGAGAAGATCTCACGGTTCGGCTTCGTAGATTTTCATGCGCCGACCGATAGCAATCCGCTCATTCCTCTCCGTAAGGCGAACGAGCCGCACCTAGTCTGGCAGGCCAGGCGCAAGGCGTATTTCGAGGAGCTCCAAGCGAAGACGCCGCCGCTCGTCTATCAGCAAGAGTTCCTTGCCGATTTCGTGGATTGGTCCGGCGCGGCGTTTTTCACGCGGGACAGCCTCCTCGTCAACGGCCAGCCCGTCGAAATGCCGCCGCGGTGCGAGGCCGTCTTTGCGACGATCGACACGGCGACCAAGACCGGGAAAGAGCACGACGGAACGGCAGTCGTCTATTGCGCAGTTGTCCGGGCGCCGATTGTCGCGGTCTCGGCTGACGGCACCGTGCAATCGCCCTATCGCCTCGTCATTCTCGACTGGGATATCAGCCAAATCGAAGGTGCGCTCCTCGAAACATGGCTCCCCACCGTATTTCAAACGCTCGAGCGATACGCCCGCGAATGCAGGTCGCGCACCGGCTCGCTCGGGGCTATGATCGAGGATAAGAGTTCGGGCATGGTGCTTTTGCAGCACGCCGCCCGCCGGGGCTGGCCAGCGCACCCAATAGAATCTGAGCTGACGTCGATGGGCAAGGACGAGCGAGCGATCTCGGTGAGCGGATATGCCTACAATGGCATGATAAAAATGAGCCGCCACGCCTACGACAAGGTCGTGACCTACAAGGAAACCTCTCGCAACCATCTCCTAGGGGAAGTTGTCGGATTCCGGATCGGCGATAAGTCGTCCGGTCGGTCCGACGACCTTCTTTGACTGCTTTTGCTACTCAGCGGCGATAGCTTTGGGAAATGCAGAGGGATTTTAGGCGTGCTATGCTTCGGCGCGCTCGGGAACGCAGAGGGATTCTGATGGCAATTTCGAGACGGAACGTCGTGACCGGCGCGGCTGCGGCATTGACGAGCATTGCGCTGCCCGTGAGGAAGGCTGCCGTATGCAACGCCATCGAATTGGTTTTCACTGCCGTCTATACGGATGGCATACGGACCGCGAAGCTCGTGAGCGAGTGTTCGGTCTACATCAACTACACCGACGTGCCGTATGGCTTTATCGGACGATCAATATTTCTAAAACGGGGAGATTCTCATGCGGGCGGAGCCATGGCTGATGGAACTGTTGGCCGAAGCCCGAGCAATATGTGAGCGCACTGATGCCGAATACCGAGAAAAACGAAAACTCATTTCTCGACGAACAGAAGATCGGCCACGCCGAGTTAAAAAGGTTCGATTAAGGCCTCGACGGCGGCGCTATGACTGGCATGTAGATGAATTCGGAAATTTCTCTAGGACGATAGGATCGTAAACAGGGAGACTAAAATGGACGGCAAAATGAACGGAGCAGCTGCACCGCCGGCGGGACCGGAGATCGAGGATGTTCCGGGCTTGCCTGCCGAGGAACTTCGCGCGGTAGCCGAACGTGCCATGGCGACCAATCCGCACGGCGCATTGAAATCCGCCGAAGCCGTTCTCGACGCGCAACTCCGCCAGCCAATCGGCATTATGCTCCGCGGCATCATGGTATCGTGCCCTGGCATTCCGCCCGACGCGGTGCTGCGCTCGATCGCCCGAGTCACCGCCGGACTCATGGGCGACGCGATCATGGGCGAGGTCGTGCCGGTGCTGAATATCCGGGCCGGGTTCAAAAAGGCGTTTGAGGACGGGCTGAAGGCAGCACCGATCAAAACGCCGCCAGCGCCTCCGAACAGCACCATGGCTGCGGCGTTTGAGAGAACGCGATGAGCGACCTCGCAAAAATTCTCAGCTTCGCCACCGGCGCGCTATGGTGGCTGCTGACAAACGATTATCGGCCAGGGCGCTATGAAGCCGACGCCGTCGGCCGGTTGCGCTGGCGGACAGACAAAGAGGCGAAGCGGGCGACCTGATGGCTGTTATCGACATCAACGGTTCCGGGCTCGGCAATGCGCTCAGTGAAATACTGATGGCGCCGGATATCGAGCCAGGCGACGCCCTTTCTTACGAGACCTGCAAAATTCTCTGGCTCTGGCACCCGTTGGGCCGGAAACTCGTTGAGGGGCCAATTGCCATGGCCCAAAGCCAGCCGCGCGAAATCACGATTCAGAAAGGTCCGGAAGATCGGCTTCGTGAAAAATTCATGAAGCAATGGGAGGATGATCGCTGCGATGAGGTGATCTACAACACCGTGGCGATCTCCCGCGCCTATGGGATTGCGACGCTGGCGCTCGATTGCGTCGAGGTCAAACGCGACCAGCCAATCGACATGAAAAAGCTGGCCGACCTGACGATTTCACTTTTGTCGTTCGACCCGTTGAATACGGCGGGGAGCCTGGTCCTCAATCAAGATCCGAATTCTATTGATTTCATGAAAGTCAACGGCGTGGCCGTGGGCGGAATACCTTTCCATCGCTCGCGCACTGTGACTCTCATGAACGAGCGGCCGGTCTATATCGCCTACACGACATCGGCTTACGGCTTCGTCGGCCGTTCGGTTTTCCAGCGCGCACTATTTCCGCTGAAGTCCTTCATTCAAACGATGGTGACTGACGACCTGATCACCAAAAAGGCCGGCGTCTTTATTGCGATGCTTTCGGCGGCCGGCGCGATCATCGACAAGATCATGCAGGCGAGCGCCGGGCTGAAGCGGCTGTTCGTGAAGGAAGCGACCAACGGCAACGTGATCTCGATCGGCAAAGACGAAAAGATCGAGACGCTGAACATGACCAATATCGACGGCGCCTATGGCATGGCGCGGAAGAACATTTTGGAGAATATCGCCACCGCAGGCGACATGCCGGCGATCATTCTGAAACAGGAAACCTTTGCGGAAGGATTCGGCGAGGGCACCGAGGATGCGAAGCTCGTGGCCGGATATATCGATTCGTTCCGCCGA